GTCCAAGTCATCCTCCACTTCATCATCCTCCACTTCACCATCCTCCACTTCACCATCCTCCACTTCACCATCTAATTCATTTTTTTTTTTAGTAAATGTTGGCTTTCCTACAGAGACATCATCGTCAGACATATCGATATCGCTACCTTCATTTTCAGACAGTTCTAAATCACTCATCACTATAATAATATGATATAATTTACTTTTATATTCGCGATTCAATTTTATTAAAAATAAAATAATATAATAATATCGTATTCTATTTTTACTGATTTACTATTTTTACTATAACCTATTTTTTTTCCGTTTTCCACACAGTGTCACATTTGGCGCATAAATAAATATATAACATATTTACATCGTCGTATCGAATATAAATGACTTCTCTATTTGCACCTTCTTCCTTGTTACTAGAACATTCGCTATTGGGACATTTAATTGAATTAATTCTAGGTAAGGTCGGATCCAATTTTGTATATTCATTAATAATATGATTGTATTTCTGCTCACTTCTCTTAAGTTGTGTTTTGGATACACATATATTGCTATGTGTCAGGGTGTCGTCCTCATTTCCACAATTCCTACAATAATATACTAGATTATTATCGTCATCAGAAGAAATTCTGATGTAATACATGTTGTCGCATTTATTGCAAAAGTGCATTGTCTTTGAATATTATACATATAATTTTTTATTTCCTTTATCAATTTTATATATTAATTGCCTTAAAACAATTGTATGCGGTTTTCCAATTAATATGTTCATCTAAATGATATATTCCTGTTCTCACGTGCTCAATGCCATTATCTTTCATCTCTAGAATAATGGTAGTTAGATCGTCTTTGTTTTTCTTATACTGTGAAACAATATCTTCCTTAAAGAGGCTTGTATAAAATTTCATATCCTCACACACATCATCATCTAACACACTATTTATACTAAAATCAAAATTTCGATATTTGATAATCTTATTATATCGCTCACAATCCCCATGCATTTCGGTATATCCGGGTTCGTGCAGTAATGGATTTGCGTCTAAAATACTCACAATTGTCAATAAGATACTTCGGATACTCTGACAGCCTGTCCACTGGTCACCCTTCCATGTATTTAAAATAGATAAACAAACCTTACCACCTCTATACATATTTGGATGAAATCTTGTTTTTCCATCGGAGTTAATAAATTTCACTTTGGGAGGTCTATGTGGAAAATCATATGGAAATTCAAATTTGTAGAAATAATTTCCACCAAAGTACACTGAGTCTTTTGGACCACAGATATACGCATACCCAATCAACATATTCGTCTCATCGTGCTTATAATAAATACCTTCGTTGTCTAGTGGTGATTTCCGCAAATCACGAATGTCACTTATCAGTCGTTTGACTGTTTCTTTTGTCACCGTTACACTTTCATTGGATTCACTCATTACATTATAATAGCATCATTGTTTTATATGTGTTCAGCAACATATTTATTCTCTAGGCGTGAAAAGTATAATGGCGATTTTCTGTTTAGACAATTCCCTATGCAAATCATCGAAGAATTTTCCGTTATGTTAATACAGATGATTAGTATTGAAATATATCGGGATAAATATAAAAAATTGACCTAAAAATAAAATATCTATATATACCATATTATGTCAACCATGAAGAAATCATTTGATTCTTATTTAAATTCACACTATTCACAGAAGGGGGAAGGACACACGCATACACGAATAGGTGATGCTAACTTGTCATTAAAAGGTGGGGTATATACCATAAAAAATCTTTCCGAATTTCATCAAAAATATGTGAAACACGTTTTTGAAGATGGAAAATTCGAATTCTTGACAGAAAAGCAGAATATAGAGTCTGGTCCAGTGCTTGTTGACTTTGATTTTCGATATAGCACAGATATTGAAGAGAAACAACATAAAGTGGATCATATGAACGACATGGTTGATTTATATTTTCAAGAAATAGCGGGTCTTATGGATATTCCTTCATCTACACAAATTCCTGTTTTCATTTTCGAAAAAGAGAATGTCAATATGCTAGACGAAGTAACTAAAGATGGTATTCATATGATCATTGGCATTCATATGGATCGCACTCTTCAAATAATGTTGCGACAGAAAATTCTTGCAAAACTACCAGACATTTGGGGGGAGTTACCATTGCAAAATACCTGGGAAGAAGTCCTAGACGAGGGTATTACAAATGGTACTACTAATTGGCAGTTGTATGGGTCCAGGAAACCAGGAAATCAAGCGTATTTGCTCAAGTATCATTATGACTTGGAATTAGATAGTGCCGGAGACTGGTGCTTAGAGATCAATGATGTGACAAAATTCGATTTGAAGACCAGGTTTTCTGAATTATCTGCACAGTATCGTAATCACAAGCAATTTGAAATGAGCTCGTCTATAGCTGAAGAATATAGTCGGTTAAAAGATAATGCAAAGAAACGAAGTACAAATAAAACAAAAAATAGGCTGAAAATTGTCGATAAAAAACAAAGTGACATTCTCTCTGTAACAAATCGAGATGAACTGGAATCTTGTGTGGAACAATATCTAGATGGCATTGAGTTGGCCGATTATTATATTAAAGAAGCGCATTTATATTGTATGACACTGGGAAGTAACTTCTTTAATCCATATGATAAATGGATTCGGGTTGGATGGAGTCTTAAAAATACACACGAATCATTGTTTATTACATGGATCGCGTTTAGTGCTCAATCAGAAAAATTCGATTTTGACAAAATTTCAGACTTTTACGATATGTGGTCTTCATGGGATAGATCCAACGACGATGGATTAACATTTCGGTCGATTATCTATTGGTCGAAAAATGACAATTATACTGGATACAAGGCAATTCGCGAGGAAACCATTGATTATTTCGTTGAAAAAACAATCGACAATTTTACTGATTTCGATGTGGCCAACGTGTTATACCATATTTATAAAGATGAGTTTACATGTGTATCGATTAAACGCGATATTTGGTATGTATATGGTAATAATAGATGGTTGGAAAATGAAGGGGGCACTGATCTCCGTCGCGCAATTTCTACAGATTTATTCAATATTTATTACAATAAACAAAATAAATTAGTTGATTATCTTGGTTCAGGGGCCATTGATATGAGTAGTGAGAAAGCGACAGTTCTTCAAAAGCGAGCCAAGACAATCGGAGAGCTCTCAATGAATCTCAAGCGACGCGGTATCAAGGACAATATTATGCGCGAGGCAAAGGAAATATTCTACGACAAAGACTTTATTGAAAAAATCGACGCAAATCCTAAGTTGTTGTGCTTTAATAATGGTGTTTATGATTTTGAAGCGAACGAATTCCGCAAAGGTAAGCCTGACGATTACTTATCCAAATCTACCGATATCAATTATGTAGCACTAGACTATGTGAAGCACAAAAAATTAATGGATGAAATTAATGATTTCATGTGGAAGTTGTTTCCAGATAAAGAATTGCGCAATTATATGTGGGATCATTTATCATCGACCCTCATTGGTGAAAATAATGATCAGACATTTAATATATATAATGGTAGTGGAAGTAACGGTAAATCGAAACTCGTTGAGCTTATGGGGTATTGTCTTGGCGACTACAAGGCAACTGTGCCCATCACCCTCATTACAGCCAAGAGAAATTCTATTGGAAGTACATCCTCCGAAGTAGTACAACTAAAAGGTGTAAGGTATGCTGTAATGCAAGAGCCGTCAAAGGGTGACAAAATCAATGAAGGTATTATGAAAGAGATTACTGGAGGAGATCCTTTGCAAGGACGAGCCTTATTCAAAGATAGCATTACCTTTATCCCACAGTTCAAACTTGTTGTCTGTACGAATACTCTGTTAGATGTCGGAAGCAATGACGATGGTACATGGAGAAGAATTTGTGTATGTGAATTTAAATCTAGATTTGCTAAAAAATCTGATTTTGAAGACGATAGAGATCACCAATTTGAAATAGATAAGAAACTACAAGTCAAGTTCTCTAAGTGGGCACCTATCTTTATGTCTATGCTAGTAGAAAAAGCCAGTTTGACAGGAGGATTGGTAGACAATGATTGCGCAGCAGTTAAATCTAGTAGTCTTAGTTATAGAAATACTCAAGATTACTATAGCGAATTTGTATCCGACAAAGTCAAGCCGTCTACTGGATCTAAAATCAAAGAAACAAGTTTGTATGAAGTATTCAAGGGATGGTATCAGCTACATCACGGTAAAAATATTCCAAAAGGTCGTGATTTATTTGAGTATATGAATAAGCGGTATGGTAAAAAGGTAAAGGGGGTTTGGAACAATGTAACCATTGTCTACGATGACTTTGATCCAGAACTCGATGAATACAACGATGATTAAACTCTTCGCGATTGAATTATTGGTGGGTCATTTCAAAAAAATTGATTAATAAAATGTATACATATTTTTTTACATTTTATTATTATGTCGATACCTACTCGCATTACATTTTCGCACATTAAAAATGTTATCATTTCTGCAAGAAATGGACCTACATTCACCCCACTGGGTAGATGGTCGATAGATAAGCATAAAAACACCGGACTTGTTGTCGATTATTCAAACGAAGATCACTGTGGTAGTTGCGGCGAATACTTAGAAACTGTTAGAGCTACCTCTAACACTACTGTTAATACGAATACTAACACTACTGTTAATACGAATACTAACAGTAGTGTGGAAAAATTTCTTGAGATAGAATATTCTAGCCTGCTGTTAAATGTTCCTAACTAGTGTATGTATTATCGAGCATGTAAATGCTTATCAGAGATACCTACGGGTGATCTTACATATTAGCGTGTAAATAAACCCACTTGGTGTCGCTTAATATCCAATTCCAAATACCCAACACGAGTTGAATCAGTAAAAATGCTACATATGGATATATCGCAACCCCTACTACTTTCATCCACAATTGTTTATCTTTCAACCGATTGGTTATTCCAATTGCTAAGACCAAAAGAAAAATTAATAGCCAGTAATTTGACTTGAACTGATTTGACCACCACTCAATCCATGTATTTTGCTCGTTTTCATAATAAGTTTTTCTATCAGATAATTCTATCGTGTGAATTTCTCCTTCTACCATTTTTTTTAACTCATTATTCTGCTTTTCCAACATAGTAAATAATTGTTTTGTATTATGCAAACTACTATGTACTTGTTGTGTTGTATTGTACTCGTTATTTAACATTTTTATTATACTATTATGCCTGTCTAGTAGTTGCCGCTTTTTATTTACGGCAGTTTGCCAAAGTCGATCATTGTCTATTGCTAGTTTTTTTTCGGCTGTTTTATTTTTAATATCATTTTGGTCTTGCATATACGAATTTAAAAAACCTGTTGCCTGTGAAATAACACCACCCAATTGCTTATTAAAATCAGTGGTGTTTAGTTTTTTTTGTAAATCATCATTTGATACACAACCATCATTGCTTGTTGGTTTTGTTTTGGTTTTCTGTTGTTCTTTATAGTTCGCATCATATTTCGCTACATTTGACATTATATTAATATAATATGATATTTAAAACTTGGCATAATTGTCGCCAATATCACTTGAATAACCGTCAATTTGATTGTTATTTTTGAAAATATTGACTGTGGTAGACGGTTTATCAAAAGATGATTGCAAACACCTTTCTCCAACAAATCCCTCACTGTCCGTGGGTACATTATTTTCTGCAGTTTTAAAGGTAGGGGTAACACATTGTTTATTTATAGCATCCCATACAGTACCATATTCGTTTCCAGTAGGACAACACTCATTTCCAATGCATGACATTGTGTAATCTACCTTTACCGGTTGATCTTTATCATTTGTATCAGGAGATGCGGCCATTTTATCTATAGTAAATGGAAAGGTATATTCATCGAAAACCATATTGTCACGCCGCATTATATCAATGACTTTTAAGGTTACTATTACAATTGCTAGACCAAGCAATATACCAATAATGGTTAAACCAATATTTTGGGGGACTAAACTCTTTTTCATTAAAATTGCTAAAAGTAAGATAGGAATGCAAAAATATACAATTAATTTCATTATTTTGGACTGAGCTTCATACTTGCTACTGTAATAGTCGTTTATTTCAGCCATTCTTATTTTATTATTCCTCTCATATTTAAGACTCTCTAAATTATCGCCAGCAATCTGTAATTCATTTTGCATAATTCCAGCTACAGCGGTTTCATCTGCAAGTGCATCTCTTGCTTCAACTACACTTGCTTGTGCAGACGCATAACTATAACTTAAACTCTCATACATAGATGTCTTTAATTGTTGGAGTTCTTCAATTTTCGATAAAATTTGGTTTTGTTTGCTTAAATCTGGATTTGCTAGAACGCTCATTTCTTCTAAAGAAGAATATTGATTTCGTATTTCCTGTTCTATTTTCTTGATAGTTATAATCGTATGAGCATCTTTATTTTCCTCTTGTTGAATGAGTTGACCATCCATTATATATATTATGAGAAGAGATAATATATATTTATTCAAAAAAGGAACTCTTCTCTTCTGGATCAGGAACGAACCACTTATTGCTTCATTATTCTCATTGTCCCGAATACAATTCCCAATGCTAACATACTCCACAATATATATTGTTTGTTGTAACTTAACATATTCAATTCTCTATCTTCTTGAAATGCCGAATCAACATTTATTGTTCGTTTTTCTAGTTGTAGCTCTTTGTAGGTTTGCTCGTATTTTTTCAATTTACTTTGTAACATATTATGTTCGTCTAATAGTCGTTCATTTAAAACAATGTCTTCCCGCGTTAACTGCTGAATTTTTTGTTTCATTTCATCTAAGATGGCTGTTAATTTCTTATACTGTGTATTTATGGATTGAAAATCACGCTTTGCTATCGTACCTAGTGCACAGGTTGTTTGTTCTGTCATCAACCCACCATTGTTTTCATATCCATTAAAAAGTGTCTGTGTTGAGAAACCAACTACTTTACTACAGCTTTTACCGTTCTCAACAGTTTTATTTCTTACAAATAATAGAGAACCATTGTATACTTTTTGTCTTAGGCCATTCGGCCACATTTTATTACTTTTTAACCAGTATTTACCTCTATTCACTACAAATCCAGCACACCCAGTTGTTTTTATACACTTGTTCTTTAGTTGTTCTATTCCACCCACATCAGATAAAGTACCACTTTCTAGGTCATTTCCTACACTATCATATCCTGGGAACTCTTCAAATGTAGTCCCTAGTATTGGCGTGATATTTTTAGGATATTCTTTATATGTCAAATTATCATCTATATGATAAGTTTTGGCCAATGATCTCGCGTTGGCATTTGTGGTTGTGTAGTTAGCATAGGTTGATGCTGTTATATCGCCTTCAGACATTTTATTTCCATACCATTTTCCATTTTCATTTAGACAGTATTTATCATCTACTTTATTACTGCCACCAATATAACATCTACCGTCTACACCAATTGAAAAACTATTGGTACCTAAATCGGCCGCTCTTTGACGACATCTTTCAATATTGTCATTCTTTTTATTTGTTGTCTCCAAATCAGATTGATATTCACCCACCCCTCTTACACAACCATTGTATTTTAAGTTATAGGTTGGGTTCGGTCGTGTGATATAAATATTTTCACCAGCAGAACTGCACGTCTGATTTTGCACAGTAGGTGTTCCTTTTATTAAAGACACACCATCTGTCTTCACGATCTCACCTATAGGCGCACTTGCGATAGAATACGCCTCTCCTTTATCAGGTGATTGTGAAGTTGCACCTTTCCAATTTCTAGGACAGGAATTCTTTCCTTCCATTGAATTTCCCACTTCTGAATCAAGTAGTTGTTTCCATACCCCTCGATTGGTTACATAACCAGTTGTATTGCTTTTTTCGTCTCTTACATATTGATTATGAAATTTGTTGTTGTTTATATTACTAGCATTTACATATCCTCTAGAATTTTCTACCAATTCTTTTATAGATTGATTATACAATTGCAATTCTTTGTAATATTTATTCTGCAACTGGTTTAATTCTTCAAAATCATGGGGAGTCTTTTTTTGCGAATCTCTAGAAAATACAGTAAACCCTTCACTTATTTTATCTAAACTGTCCGACATTTGATTTTCTTGCACTTTTCTATTTTTTATATAAAATTCTCCTTCGAGTATATTATTACCCATTTATGATATATATAATTAATACATATAAAAATTAAATCCTTATATGTATTGTTTTCAAGACAGCTCTCATATATTATCGACTACCGTATCAGAAATATATTCCCACGATTCTTCTCCATAATACTTGAATTGTCTATGATAATTACTAACTAGTAACAATATCCACCCAATAACAAATAAATAGGTAAATGATGATATATTATCACTATCTGATGAGTATAAACGAACAGCTAATACGATTGATACAATGACTGCAAATATCCACAATAAATATATAACATAATTAGATACCTGTCTATGTTTTGCGTTTTCTTCTACTGATCCTCCATTAAGTAATCTGTTTATCTCGATTCTGTTTCTTTTTAATTTTGTAATTACTTCTTCCATTTCTGTATTTTTATTACTACGGTTGCTATTTATTCTCTTGGCAGATTTTTCTAGTGTAGTATATTCCGACTTTTGTTGATTTACTAACACTTCTATTTCGTCTTGTAATTGTTTCATTGTTTTTAACATATTCGCACCTTCATCTCCACCCAATCTACTAGTACCATTCGGCGCCAATGATGTAGTGACTCCCTTTACATAAGTTGGATTTGTGTTACCACCTTTTACCCCACCATAACAAGTCTTATTAGATACATCATTACCTGTGTCACCGCTTGTATAGACAATCGACGAATATTCGTGCTCTATATCTTCAACTGCTTTTATTTTACACTCCTCTATATTGTCTGTTTGACCCAAGTATTTCCAATCATTGTTGCTCTGTTTTAGTTCTATGGAGCCTTGTCCATAATTTTCGTTATTGATGTTTTTCCACGAACCACCAACTGTCTCTGGAGAATGCATATATATTTGGCCATTTATATTTGTAATATAGTATTTCACATCACCGGGTTCTCCAGAAATGGTTTTTGTATTCGTCATTTCACTTTCTGCTCTATTCCACGACGAATTACCGTGAATATCAGTATTATATATTTTTTTGTCATCCCCTATACCATATACTTTATCATTGTTTGATGCGTTAATCCAAATCATTTTGCTTTTAGAATTTCCAAATCTCTCCCATTTACCAGTTCCATCAATAGGTCGGAACCAGGCATTATTTTCTTTGTCAACTGCATAAACAAAGATATCGCTGCAGCTCAATTGAACAATTGATGGCCCTACCATAGATTTGTCCTGTTCAACTATCCCCGCCAATTTTAAATCTTGCCCCCAACCACCATTACTATCTACTCGTGTAACTGTCAATTTATTACCATTCACTTTCGTTTTAAATCGATCACCCCAGTTCGTCTTTTGTTTATTAAGTGCCAAGTGGTTCACTTTCATATGATGATGTGGTAGCGTAATGGTTTTGTGTTTTTTTCGGGACTTTCCGACATGAATCGTTATATAATTAGACTCATCCGATGTTTTATATACTGTATTACACCACGCACCACCAGTTGTTTTATTATCATAATCACAAGTACCTAGACTAGTTATTCTACTCCAATCACTTCCACAAAAACATTGCCCAGCGCGACCATTCCCGTTCTGTAAACTATAATGACTACTTCCTTGGCACTCTTTGTTGCACCCAGTCTTTGTGAAGATCCCTTTAAATGTCTGTAACATCCGTTTGCCATTGTCTTTCCAATTTCCTAGAGGATTCCATCCTATATTCTCTCTAGGTTGTGATGTTAATATCCAATCACCATTGCAAGGCTGTTTACATCTATAGACTTTATGTTCATCGTTAACACCCCATATCCATCTACTACTCTGAGATATGTTTGCTAGTTTTCCGGACACGCGTCGCCACCCGCCACTATGATCTTGATTCATTTTGTAAATATTATTGTCAGAATTCACACCCCATACTTCAGATTCACCACCCTCTATTTGTTTTAGTTTTCCTGGTATGTTTATCCAATTTGAATCATCGCAAGGTTTTTTGCAAGTATATATCTCGTCATTACTGTTTACACCCCAAATCCAGTTTTTTCCACTTGCACTTACTTGTTTTAAATCACCATTTATTCTTTTCCACCCACCGGTTGCAGGCTTTCTATTGATGGTTTGCTCTCGAATTAATGTATCATATTTATCTTGAATACTATTGTATTGTGTTAGCTTTAATTTTAATTTTTTTGACAATATTCTAGACTGTAACAATGACTCGTATTTATCTGGTTTATCTGGTTTATTTTCTGCGACTTCATTCATAAAAGACATTTTGGTTTATTATATATATATTTTCATAAGAAATTAAATATAAACTAGGTACCATGTTGGTAAATTATGTATGCATGCTTAATACTGTATCCGTATATTTTTAACCCAATTATATATAAATAGCGCGAATGTAAGTAGAAATAATGCTACTACAATATAAGATAGAGAACCCACATCTTTCCCTAAATAGGCATTGGTTGTTAACGAAACAATTAAAAGCATTAACATAATCCACACTAGATAATTGTAATAATTCGAGGTCATTCGTAAAGATGCATCCTCTTCTTCTGCCGACATTTGGGTTAGCATTTTTTTATTATACAATAAATCATTTTTATCATTATCAATATCTACTATTTGCTTTTGCAAATTTGTACGTTGGTCTTGTAATTGTTTGTTTGCACTATCGCTGTCTAGATGTAGCTTTCCCAAAGCGATATTTAATTCTTTTGCCTGATTCTTTAATTTTTTATTAATGTCTTGTAATTTTGTCCATAGTCCAGGATTTACATCTAATGCCAAACACTCATCGGTTGCTGACATCGCATTCCCAGAAGGTATCAAGTTAAAATCATTTGCTGAAACATTCATTACATTTACTTCAGCACAACTAGTCGACATATTTGTTCCCTGGGGAAAAATATGTTTATATCCTGCTATATCTACCCACGCATACTCGTCTGCGTCTTTATTTTTAATTACTTTTCCAGCCATACTGCAAGGTTGACCTTTATTCATATCTGGACCTTTTTTAAAGTCTCCGGACATGTCTTTTGCATACTCAATAGGTTCGCTTGAACATGATTCATTTTTGTTGTTCCAAGCATCTTGTGAATACCAATGATAATATCCAAAACTGTTCACATATACTATGGCATCTTTTGCAGATACGGTTTTACCTAAATAATCTACAATGTTTTTTTTGCTGTCGTTTCTTTGTAATAAATCCTCGCTGAATTGTTTATATACAGTGCTATATTCAGACAAGGTTCTATTGAATTCATTTTCAATTGTTTCCAATCCTAATAATGATTTTTTATCTTTACCTGATAAAGTATGATTGGACATTGATTCTATGAATGTTCCTTTCGCAATGATCTGTAAATTCGGCTTTGTAATGTCATCAATCGAATCATTGTATGTCAATAATTGTTTTCCTTGATCTAAATTAAATTTTAATACATTATTTCCATTATCAGTAAACATTTTTCTATAGATTACTACTAGAAAAATGTTTTACCTACTCGTGTAAATTATAGTTTACCAATCAAATTATTTTTACTACTTTGAAACATACCTACAATAAATGTCGCTATTTTTTTCAATATATATCCCAAAACGATCGTCGCAACAACAACGATAGACATGTCTTTTTTCGTCAGATTCATCTGTTTGAATAATATGAGCCCAATTACTATACCGATTAACAAGACGATTGTTGTATTTACCTGCTCTCTATACCAGGTTAACTCGCCATCATATAATCCAGTGGATGTGATTGCTTCTTTTTTTAATTCCGACGCCTGTTCTTTCAATTCTTTGTTCTCGCGTTTCGTAGCAGACATTTCATCATTCATATTTTCCATTTCTCCAGACATTTTATCAATCAGCGACAGCATCTTATTCTTTAACGCAAAGGCCTTACTGTCAATGTTTTCTAAAGTCCCGTTTTTCCTTGCTAGCTCTGATTTATCACTACTAGAACTATTCGGTTTCAAGTTATTATAAAAAATTTCCTCATAGTTTTCTAAATTCAATAAAAAATTTGTATCTAATTCTTTTATTTCTGTTCCTATTGATTTTATAACATTCATGTATATTTATTACTGAGAACATATTCTATAATAATCCGCTGTAATTGCGGTTTTACTAGGTCTGGTAATTTTACAAATTTCTCCAGGACGCATTCCAATCGCTTGTGCAACTGGATCATATCTTGAGATGGTTGGAAGCTCACTATTGTCTTTAATATTATATCTCTGTTTCATCCATTTGATTTCGTTTTCATCTATAATACTATGCTTTGGTACATATTCATGATCTAAAATATTAAACAATAAGCGCTCGAGATTATAAATAATAATAAAGATACCTTCACTCTCCCAAATTTGATTCAAAATATTTAAAAGCGGTTCATGTGGCTCTTGTTTAATAATAATAACTAGTGTATCATTTTTGGTTAAAACCTGTTCTAAATGGTATAAGTCATCGATATAATCATTAATATTCTCTCTTCTTAGCGTTTTTGCTAAATGATATTTTACATATACTTTTTTAGAATTGTCGTGTGCTTCGTCTCCTGAAATTAACATGTCCAGTTGTTTATTATTATTCATTGTATGGACTTCGTTTACACTAAATTCCTCATAATCCTTTGTTTCATATTGCTGTTTTTTCAATAAAGACAATAAGGTTTGTCTAGATTTAAATAGATTGGAAATACTTTCACTTGACTGTGCCATAGTTTATTTATAATACAAATTTATATTTTTATTTCGTTTCAATTTTATATTAAAATATTCATTATTTGAGTGTAATTGTTTTTTTATCATCGTCACTGTTTTTATTCTCACCGTCATCTACTACAACTGCGCTATCTATATCATCGATTGGATTGTCATTTATTAACATATCTATTCCATCGTCTCTTTTTGGCTTTATTATTTCAATAAGAGATTCTATTTTATTTATATTGTCATTGTTAGTATCCAGCGAGGTGTCTATTTCGAGTAACGGGGCTTCTAGCGGTTCGTCTATAGTTTTAGTATTAGACTGTGGTAACATAAGTACCGGATTGTACATTATTGTATTTCCACCTGTAAGTAATGGAGATGCTAAAGGAGTCCCAGGAGGAGTACCAGGAGGAGTTACAGGTGCATAGTCAGGAGTCCCAATTGCATACTCAGGACTCCCTGGAGGAGTACCAGGAGGAGTTACAGGTGCATACTCAGGACTCCCTGGAGCATAGGGCGGAGACTCGACAACATAGGGTGGAGACTCGACAACA